TCTTCTACTGGTGCTGGCTCTTCTGCTGGTGCTGGCTCTTCTGCTGGTGCTGGCTTTGCGGCACGTTTAGCACGTGTCTTAGCGCGTTCTGATTCTACGATCTCGGCCACTGTTTTAGGCTTCTCTTCGTCCTTCACCTTTGTTGCTTCTACAACTGCGTCCGCCAACTTGTCGAGGTCGGTTTTTGCGTCGGCCGGGCTTTCCAATTTTGACGATTTGAAACCAATGGTTTCGCGGGCTGCTGTTCCTGCCAGCTCGCGCAAATAGTTAGACGTTGCCAACAAATCCTTTGCACTCTCATTTCCAATTAATTCAATTGTTACTGTCATTTCTTCTTAAAATTAAAAATTGTTTCTAATAGCTCATTTTTGTTCACTCTGATTTTGCCCGTCCCATTCTCGTACCGGGTGAGTTTTCCGGCATTGAGCTGGTAGCGTATTGCGTTTTCGGTGCACTCCGCTAACCGGGCGGCTTCCGCCACTGTGATAAGTTCTACTTTTTCCATTTCATCTTTTCGTTAAATTTAAAACTCAATTTGTCAGACGTTCGATAAGTTTGTACGTGATCGGAGTATGCGGCGCGCCGGGCCTGCTCGAAAATAGTTTCGTAGCGTTTGGCGTGTGGAATTATGAAGCCCCGGATTTTATATTTAAACTTTTTTCCGGCTTCTTCTTCTCGTTGCAAATCGGCGAACACCATTTTCGAGTTGCCCGGATAGCCATATAGCATTGTAGCCTCGCCTATCGTTTTGCACGCTGTAATCCTCTCCCGTATAATCTTGTAAAAGAACGCTTCTAACTTATAAATGTCTATTGCTGCCATATCTAGTAATGTTTAAAACGATTCTCCGGTATCGGAATAGTTCAACAAATTTAGTAGGCTTTTCAGTTGTTTTATCGATTGGGATTCTGGCTTTATAACTTCAATTAAGCGGATACCGCACCGTCTTTTCAAATGAATTGGGATACCGTCCGTGTTTCCCTTCTAACGCCCTTTGGTTACGATTGGCGGCGCTCTCATTTCTCTTTCGATATTACAAAGATACGGCTTTATTTTGAACTACAAAACTATTTCCCAAAAAACTTTAGTAATTTAACTCCAATTAACGGTTTTGAAGGTTTGGTAACAGTGTCAATGATGAATGGCCCTTTTTCAATGCATCTTTCCACCCTTAACTGCGTGCGTATCAGTTAGTTAAGTGGCAAAAACGGGTAAAGTGGAAAGATGGAAACATGTTTTCCTATTAGTTTATATTTAAATATTTCTATAAATTCATTCACATATTAATTCATATATTTACATATTTTATAGATATACTACTATTTCATTCTTATCTCTATATAACATCTTTCCATCTTTGACAAATGATATATATTGATAGATAAAGTACTAGTTATTAGTGAGTTAAGTGTCAAAGATACAAATTTTAATCTTTGACAAGCAAAAACGCCAACTCGTTATGAATCAGCGTTTTAAGTTTTCAAGCGTCAAAGATGAAAGGTTGTTTGTGAAAGATGAAAGGCGTTATTTGCCGAATTCCGCCGAGAATTCTACGTGTATTTTAGATTTTGGATTTTTATTCGATACGGTTATAGTTTGTTTCGGTTTTCCGATCCGAAAGAATAAAAACCTCTTTTGTTTGACTGATCCGATCACGTCGATCGTGTCAACACTGCTAGATTTTATAATTGCTGTGTCCGGTCGGGCTTCGACTTGTATATCATTCCATCCGTCGAAATAGTGCGCAAATCGGTTTTCTTTGTTCCCGTCCCGGTATTCTGTCTTAACCACGGTGTCCACCTTGGTAACTGTCTCGGCCCTTGTAGCGTTCTTTAGCTCCCGTATCTTTATTCCCGCCTCGCGTACCTTATTATATAGATCGGCGTTATACAGTTCTAGCTCGTCCTTCTCTAGTTTTAACTGCCTAGCCTGTTCCGCATAATCGCCCGCCGTAGTTTTGAACGCTACGGCCTCGGTGTTAAGCGCGGTGATGTTGTTTCCCTGCCGTTCTAGCTCTTTATGCTGCCTTTTTATAGTCTTATACGACGCGTACAATAAAATGGCTAGAAGGACCGCTAAACACACCAATATCTTATTTAATGTTATTTTCATAGGTGAAGTATTTGGCGTTTCACATTGTTCTTATCGTATGAGATATGCACCCATGAAAAATTCTTCTCGTCGATAAGCTGGCAAAACGGTAAATTGAGTTTTTGCGCCAGTTCGAAGAGTTTCTTATTCTCCTGTTTGCTACCTCCCGTTATGTCCGCCGCTTGTCCCTTCATGTGCTGCGACGTTTTAGAGCCTTTCACCGCCGTGTTAAGGGCGGGCGATCTATATCCACTATTAACTCGGATCGGTTTGCCGTACGCGTCCCGTAGAGGGTCTAGCACGTTATCAACTAACAGTTTCAGATTCTCCACCGCTTCCGGGGTCGGATCGTTGTTGATCTTCTTCGCCGCCGCCGTCGTTGACGCGGTTAGCTCTTGGATTGTGAAGTTTCGCATTTTTCAAATGTTTTATAAAGTCCAAATATTTAGTATTAATCAGTATATCCAGTACCGCTATAAATTCGTTATCCGGCTGAATCTTCTTAAAGTTACGGATAATATTCTTAGAATACACCAGCGCGAAAAGCGTTGTAAGTAATCGTAATAAGTCCGTATAATTCCCCTCCGGCTCTATAAGCCGCGCGGCTGCTGCTGTGAATAGAATCACGATCGCCGCGATCGCGTACTCGAAAAAGACGTGGAAAGCCTTTTTATGACTGTATTTTTCACCAGCCTGTAAGCCTGCAATAAGTCCTACTATAAAATTTAATGTGCCGAATAAGATTATCAGGACAAAGAATGTCATCACATCGTTAGTAACTGTTAGCAGGAAAGCTAAAGACGCGACACGCGCCGTATCAAAAACCCCATCCATTATTTTATCAAACATATCCGTGATTGTACCCTGTGTGAACATTCCTCCTCAATCAGTTTAGCGTCTTTTAACGCCTTGATTAACGGGACTATAAATAAATCGGCTTTTCCGCGTTCTGCCTCAAACCGCTTTGATTTGTTGTCGTCAGCCAGAACGTAGCTGCCACCATAGTTTTGTATTTTTAGGCCGCTCGCCGTGCTCTGCTGCTCGCTTGTCTGCAAGTAGCGCGCAAAGGCGTAGTAGCACAATACCTTATTAGCTCCTGTACGCGCCGGCGTATCAACCAGGTATTCCGGCGGTATCTCTTCATACGATCGGTGAAGTTGTGGCGACATGTCGAGCATGTCAGCCTCGTAAAATGCCTTCTCAATGTCGCTATCTTTAACGTCTTTCGCGATCGTAAACAAATCTCGTAGTAATTGAATCGGGTATGCCATATCAATCTGTTATTACTTGGTCGGCGGGTGTAGCCACATTGCCTTCCAAATCGTTTTTAATCTTAGTTAGTTCCGGGTCTATGTCGAATATATACGCCAGGTCGCGGGAAATCTTATCACGGACACGCGCCAATGAACGGCGGTAAACGCGTTGCATCTCCTTAACCACTTCGCCCGACGCGTTCGAGAAGCTAATCAATGATGAATCAATAAGCGGGATTGGAATGGTAAAGCAAGAAATTGCAATATCTTTTCGCAACGGCTCGCAATATGATTTGTACAGATCGGAATCAATGGGCGTACCAATTTGATCCACCCGAATAAAGGGCTTCTCTGTAATACCTACATTCTCGTCTCTTACTGTGAGAACCGCTCCAGTTCCCTCTACTCCCATCATTTCGGTAATAGCATCCCGGAATTCGTTTTGCTCTTGATCGCTTTGAAACATTCCGTGTGATACGACGCTACAGGCGTGGAATCCACGTGCCAGTACGTTCTCGACATACAAGGCATTCCCGTGCTCGGCTCCCATTTCCGGCTGTACCGCGTGAAACGGACTGATCGGATAAGGGCGACGGTTTGAAAAATTAGCGTAATAAAGTTGTCCCGGGTGGTTTTCAATACCTCCGTACTCTTCGCACTCCTTCCAAAAGTTTTTTGGGTTGAAGTTCGGATAAACAACGCCCGTTTTAACGTTCGTGTCCTTTAGTTGTTCCCTCTCCCAGTTATCGAATACGCGCCATTTCCGTACGATCGAATCACGTTTGTAGTCCTCGTTAAGAACGGCACGAACGTAACCGAACGGCACGGGATAACAGTACAAAGGGCGACCATCGCCGCCGTATTGTACTATTAACGCATATCCCCTATATCTTGGTATCTCGTCGGCCACGAACTCTAAAACGTCGTTCATGTCCTGACCGTGCTCGTTGGTTCTCGCCGCAAATTCTTCGTTAACGAACCCTTCGCAAATTATATTTTCTTTCGCTTTGTCACAACACGCCGTAGCGGTCTTACTAGCGTCGATGAGATTTGCGATACGTTGCGGGTATAAGTTATCTACGTCGTAACTAACCACCCCTTCAGAAGTACGGGGCACTAAATTCAGTGCCCTACGTACTATTAACTCTATTTTCTTTGCTGCGATCATTGATTTACATTTTTATATTATTCTTCGAACTCTTTCAGACCCTCGGCGGCTTCTGCTTCTGCTTTTTTAGCTGCTCTAGTAGCCGCTGCCTTTTTAGCCGCTTCGCTGCGTTTTGCCGCGGCGATCTCTTCTTCTGTCAGCTCCGGCTCTTCTGCTGCCATTACTTGAACGGCGTCTGTTTCCGGTTCACCTTCTACAGGCGCTTCCGGTTCTGCTTGCAGGTCTATAAAATAGTCCTTGTATTCCTCGGCGGCTTCCATGAACTCCATGGCCTTCTCGTCGCTTGTGTTAAATGCGCGGTACACTCTTCCATCCTCGATCGAGTTGATGAATAGTCCCGGCTTCATCACGTAGCGGGTGTGTACACCAGTCAAATAACGCTCTTCATACCAGCGTTGTGCAAACAGGCGATCCGCACCGCACACAATATCCAATTTTAGGTTAGTCATTGTTTGGCACAATGAAACGATCTGCCCTATATCTGTAATTTTTTCCATCTTTTAAACTGTTTTTAATTTATTAAACTTTCGGTATTTTTAGACCGTCGTACATCCCTTTGGGTATGACAATAAGCATATCACCCGTTGACGCTTCCGGCGTTTTAAGTGTTACCGTTGAAATACCGCCAGTGCTTGAATCGGTTGCAAGGTCCGAAGCTTCCAAACCGCAAAATGCGCCTGCTAAAAAATAAGTATTAGCTTTAGATTTAAGAGCCACCCGGAAATTCCCTCCTAAAAGTTGCTGTATTATTTCACGATAGCCTGTTAAATCATCTATTGACCTTAAAATTTTTAGAATAACGCTCTGATCTTCCGCTGCGGGTACTGTATCGTTTACTTTAATTGCATCTTGATACATCACGGAGTTATTAACAGAATTTATTACGTACCCTTTTTTTCCTGTTTGCATTACGATAGTCCCTGCGTTATGATTTCCTGAATCCGCCGAAATGCTTGCTATATCGTTAGAGTTGATAATAACAGCTTCATCTATCTCCCCGATTCCACCGGTTAACCCTAAATTGTAGCAATCATACGATATATCTGTATTTAATTTTTTAATACATGCCATATAATATCCTCCCTTATTATTCTGTTACGATCGCCGCGGCTCTCAATGTGTTATAATTATCTCCCCAGTAACTTAACCTCGCTTCTCCAATAACGCTTTCCGGTGTCGATACAGTAATGGTTGTAAAACCCCCGTTCGCGTTCAGATCCTCCGAAATAGCGGTCGCACTCAAACCATAGTTATACCCGTATGCCCGAATTCTTCCTGCCTTAGTTTTAACAAGCGCTAGGAACGTACCGTTTAAAATCTGATTCACAATCGCAGTTCCGCTTACGCCGCCCTGATACAATGTGAACGTAACCGCCTGCGTTAATGCCGTCGGCGCGTTGTCGTTCTCCTTGATCTCTTCCGTAGCGTTTACACCCTTCTTGTTACTCTCAACCAGCACGGCTTTAGCGTTAGCGGCTAGCGTTATAGTGGCAATACCATCCGCTACGCTCTTTGTAGCAATATCCGCGAAATTGACAAGAAGCATTTCGGCTACGCCTGTTGCCCCTCCGTCGCAATCAACTAAGATCGCCTTATTTAATTTATTTAAGCATCCCATATTATACAAGTTTTGCGGCTGTGATCGTTGTCCACGTTGCCGAAGCGATTGTTGTTCTATTTTCTCCCCTAGCATCGTCCGGTGTTTTAATAGTTACCGTAGTAAAACCCCCCGCCGCGTTAGAATCCGTATCAGCTTGTGAAATTTCAAGCCCACATTTGTAACCAACCAATAAAGGCGCGGCATTAATATCGTTTAGCTTCACGGCTGCCATGAAGCGCCCCGATAAAAGAGCTGCCATAATTAGGTTAGCGTTCGCTGTAGTCTTATCATATAAGGTAAACATGATAGACTGATCCAAACCTGCTGAAACGTCTGATAACTTCAACGCTTCCGTCAACTTCGCACCATTTTTGTACGCCTCAACCGGAATAGTTTTTGCCCCCGATTTAAGCGACAACGCGGTAATTTGATTACTAGCGTCTACGGTTGCGGCGGTTACGTCGTCAAAGTTAATAAGATACATTTCAGCGATACCTACGCTACCGGGTTGGCAGGCGTAGGTAATTGCTTTATTTAATGTCTTTATACAAGCCATCTATTTTTGTTTTTAGATTATACCGTTGCAGCGGTACAAAGTTTCATATACTCCGGAACTGCAAGCATAGCATCAGCCGCAAATACGGTTGTACTGTAATACTTACGGTCTTTAGCGTCACGGATGAACGGATCAATAGTCAAACTTGCATCTTCCAAAGCCAACTGAATGTTAGTTTTCGGAGAGAAAGCAATGAAAGACTGAACTGTCAAAGCGTCGCCTTTAGCGCTGTTAGATACGTGGCGAAGTTCGTTCACCTTGTAACCTTCGAAGTAGTACGCCGGTTTTCCATTCTCCATGTTAGCTTGTGCCAAATGGTTATCTTTTGCTTCTACCAGATCCTTGTAAGCACGCATAATGTCGCTAGTTACATAGAATTCTGAATCGTCCAGTTGATCGGCGCGCTGGTTGTCGATACACCATTTCAGACATTCCAAAACGTTAGCACCAGCTCCAGATGGAACAAGGGCCTTAATTGATTCGGCTGATGCCTGCATCTGCTTGATGATACCACCGTTTTTAAACACGGTGTATACACCCGCTGTATCAGTTGCTTTCAGACCGTCCAGCCATACGAGACGTAACATGTCAGCTTCCAATACTTTCAGAATTTCATTCTGCATGAAAGCCGCCAACTGTGTTTGGTCGAAATCAGCTGAAAGGTGAACGCCTTTTGCAACCATTTTGCCCCACAAGTCTTGCAGACAAACCACGATAGGCAACTCAATTTGTGCGTGATCGTAGTATTTAACCTTATCGTTAAGAGAACTATACTTGTATTCGCTATCACAGCCCGCGGAACGTCTTACCGCTTTGTCTGTTGCTGTGAAAGTCAAGATAGGTTTACCCTTTTCAATACCTGCTAACACGGTTACGCCGTTGGACAATTCGCCCTCCAGACCCAGTGTCAAAGAAATAACATCGGCTAGGCTGTCGATATTCAATTTGTTTAAATCGCTAAATGTAAATGCCATAATTTTAATGTTTTAGTAGATTAATATTTGAATTTTTTACGCTGTTCATCCGCTGCTTTTTGAACGGCTTCACGGCTCAACTTAGTTTCGGTCTTAGTTTCTGTTTTGACCTCTGTTTTAGCCGCTGCTGGTGCGCCTGTACGTTTGCTTAACTGCGTTTTGAGTTCGGTTACAGTTTTCTTCAACTCGGTAACTTCTTTGCGGATCGCTGCAAGTTCTTCCGGTGTAGCCGTTTTCTTCTTGTCCTCTTCCGGCTTTTCTTCCTCGGTTGCTAACTCTTCCGGCTTTTCTTCCTCGGGCTTAGCTTCGCTTTCCACTTCCTTAACGTCGGAAATCTTTCCGGCTACGACTGAAATAATCATGTCTTCACCTTCACCGATCGAAATGTAATAATCACCGTCTTCTACGGGTTTGCCCTCGGCGTCCTGTACTTCGTCGCCCAAAGCAGCTTGTTCGCCTTGTGCGATAATAACAAGCTCTCTTCCTTCTTTGGTTGTGACGGTTTCCCTAGCCAGCTTAGTAGATTTAACTCGCTCGACTAATTTTGTCCAAAATTTGCTCATTGATAATTTTTTTAAATTGTTATTAAATAAAGAACTAGTAGCCGCGGGAAGTCCCACCAAATCGGCACTAAATAATTCTCTTACTTCTGTTACGGTTGCGGTTTGCGTCGCTTCATCCAACTGCTTAACGTCAGACTGATTAACCGATACGCCTAATAATTCCGGCTCCTTCTCGATCATGGTAACCATAAAATTATATTCGCTAGGATACGCTTTTTCCAGTGCTTCTGACATAACTAGATCAGCATAAACGGCTTTTTCGTCGTGCGTGAAGTTGACAAAATACCCGATATACCCGTCTAGCAAGTCCTCACCGTTATGTGTGCGGCGTGCGTGAATAGGCCGGGTATTACCCAAGCCAACTATAGAAGGGAAAGCACTTGCAGAGATGACTAATTTATAAGCCTTTCCCCCTTCTTCATAGTGGTTTGTGGTTTCCCCGGCTTCTATAATGCGTAATTTTTTAAATATTTTCATATATTACTGTATTATTGGTACAAAGATATATTATTTTACGGCACGAGGCCGCGGCTTTACCTACGATTTATAGGCTAGCCGCTACCTGTACACTATTATATTGTTGTTGACCCTCGTCTATGTCGGTAACTGCCACCCGTGGAGCGGGAACACTAGCCACCGAATCGTACATAATCGCCGCTAATTTCCGCAAACTGTCATTCGACAAGCTGAAATTACTAGGTAACTGCATAGTCGATCCGCCGCCTACGTCGATCTTCCCACCATTGGCGTACCGATACACACCAGACGAACCGAACGAACGCCCGCCGTACTCCATATTAAGAGCCGATAACGCGTTGATCGCGCCGGACGCTTTACGATTGAGAATATACATATTCTCTCCGCCCTCGGCTTCGAACTGTTGACCATTCGACCCGGTGAACGTTACGCCGCCCGCCGCGTGGCTAGCTCCGTAAATCTGTCCACCCTTTGCGTATTTCTTCACGCTTGTATTTATCTTAGTGTCCGGATCTTTAGTCTTGTTAATGCTCATAACGTTCTTCATACCAGCCGCCACTACAATAGCCGCCTGCGCGATACCCCAGATACCACCCTGCGCCAGTGCTTTAGACGCACCTAGATAAGTATTGATAAGTGCTTGTGCCGTGGCAAATGCTTTGCCCGCCGCGCTCTCTTCGCCTAGTAAGCTAGAGAGTTGTCCGGCTGTGCCCGCCGCCATCTCCAATTGCGCGTTATAGTAGTCCCGTTTCCGCTCTTTCTTCAGAATATCGTACTTCTCCTCTATGGAGGCCGTCTCTGCTCCGATGGCTTCCGCGTTAGCGATCTCGGCCGCCTTTTGCGCGTCTAACCGGGCTAACTGACTTTCAAGATCGTTGTTCATTTTCATATCAGCTAGCGCGCGGTCGTTCTCCAGGTTGAGGGCTTGACGGTCTCTTTCCTTCTGGTCTTCCTCGTCCTTCCGGGACTTGACCTCCGCGGCGTATTCCAACTCGAGTTGGCGAACGTTGTTAATGTATTCTTGTTCACCTATAAGACCTTGTGCCCGTCTGTACGTCTCAATCTCTATCTTTTTATCGTTCACCGCTTGCAATTCTTGTAACGACGTTTGAGCGCCTTCTAGTTCCCGTTGCGCTATATCCAGCTGCATCGCGGTAACCGCTTCCGAATATTTCTTAAGTTGTGCGTCCTGTGCCGCCTTGATCGCGTCCTGCGCCTTCTTATGCGCGTCCGCTTCTCTCTTCGCTGCATCTTCCGCCGCCTTCGCTGACTTCGCCGCCGCCGCTTGTGCCGCTTGTGCCTGCTTGTCACGCTCCTGTTTGATGAAGCCGGACACTTGTCCCGCCATTTCTTTCTCCTGTGTAGCGTAACTTGCTCTAGCCGCTTCGAGTGCTGCAAGTGCTTCCTGTTCTTTCCGTGCGTCCTCGTCGCTAGTATATCCTAATTGGTTCTCGGCTTTGATCTGCTTGTATTTAGCATCCAGTACTGACAACTCCATATCACGGATGGCATGCAACTTTTCCCTAGCTTGTTCCAATAACTTAGTACGCTCCGCCGCTGACTTGTTTTGATCCGCTGCCAGTGTCTTAAGTTCTTCCATCTCGCGCCGCATTTGCGCCATTGGAACGAGTGCCGCCGTTTCAGCTTGGTAAATCTTCTGCGTTTGGGCTGCTAGTTTCGCACCTTCCGCCGCCGCTCTCTTTGTCTCCTCACTGATAAGCCCTAGTTTGTCTAGAAGCCATGTAACGGCTTTAGCAATGTTCTCAAGCACGAACGCCACACCTTTGAATAGATCGGTTATCCAGTCCAGCAAACGCCCGAGAATGACCTTAAACGGAGCGAACGCCGCTTGCAGGCTAGTCGCTAACTCGCTGTTGCGTTTCATCAGCTTCTCGATGATACCGATAAGAGTTAAGACTATAGACACGACAAATATAATAGGGTTCGCCTTTAGCGCCGCGTTGAACGCCTGCACCCCGGTTATGCCGCTTTTCATTTGCCCTACCAGCGCACCCGTGCTACCAGACAACCCTTGTGTTTGCAATATGCCGTCCTTGACGCTCTCGGCATAATTACCGACATTACGACGGTTGTCGCCTACCGACTTTTCCAGCTCCTTAAGTTTGTCCGATAACGCCTTGGTTTGCTCGGTCAGGTCTTGACCTTCCTTGCTGGTAGTCCGTTGCGCCTCGCTCATCTTGTTCAGCTCCGTGGTGTTTTGCGCCAGTTGGGCGCGTAGGGCGTTGACGCTCGTAGCCTCATTGTCCAGGAGCGTTTTTGTAGACTTGATTTCGGCGTTATTCTTTTTGTTCGCCTCGGTATTGTCCAGTATCGCTTTTTGCGTCTCGATCAGAGACTTGTTCAGCTTCTTAACAGTCGCGTCGTACTTGTCCTGCTGTACAAGCCCGTCCGCGTAGTTCTGGTTTAGCGCGTCCAGCTCCTTCTTCTCGGAGGCGTACGCCGCTTGCAAATCCTTTTTAGTCTTTGCAAGGGACATACTCTTAGCTATTAACGCGTCTAGCCCCTTCTCGGCTTCTGACGTGCCGAAATTAAGGTCTAATAATGTTACTTGATCCGCCATTTTTATGTTATTTTAAATCCATTTTGTACAAAGATAGCTTACAATTCCCGGTTGCTACGTCATATTCGCCTAGAGATTTGATATAGAAGTAGCTGTTCAGCTGCGAAAAGTAGTAAGCATCCCCCAATCGTAGGTTTTCAACGTCCGCGTATTCTAGTTGCGCTTTGATTTTAACCTGTACCCGTGATCTGAACATCTTGAAATGCCGGTTTACATACTGGTAATAGATATTTTTTACAAACGTATAATTGTAATTATAATTGTTAGGTTTGGCAAACGCTGCAGTTAGCCCCATGATCGGGAATACCCTGCTGTTATACGAGAACTTAACAGATGATTTGTACGCCTCCTTAACAGGTGTTACCGTTCCAGGCCCGTTGGAATAGCTGAATTTTTCCGATCCAATCGTACAAATGTATTGGTCCGCGAATTCGTCGGGAACGTCTACGGTTTCAACGCTACGTAGTTTGTCACTCCAATCGTGTACGCGTGCCCATGCCATCGATGTACCGTCCCGTAGGTCGGCATCTACTATCGGCTCGACACGTAACGTGCCGTTGCGGTAAATCTTCCTCCAATGCCATGCCGTGCACATGTCGTCCACTATGTTTTTTACGTCCGTGTATGGAAAATCTATGGCTACATTAGTGACTGAATCGTATTGCGGCTTGAGGGCTGCATCGAACACCGCCTGCCCCGCCCCGCATCTTATCAGCTCTTCCGGGTCGTATCCGTCCGGGAATCTGAAATAATCCGTACGGGTCACGCCTCCGATAGTCGCCGCCAGTTGCATGTATGCGTCCTGTTTAGGGCAAACCGTCATTTGTGCATTATTCTCTGTAACGTAAATCCAGATGCGGTCGGTTATGCTCCCGTAGTAAGACATTGACCGCCCCACCCCCGATACCGCACCGCGTAACTGAATAGTAGGTTTAGTAGTCGGTATTGCATTTCCCTTGTATTCGACGATCATTTGGAACTGCTGGTTCTCGCCCGCCGAAATGAGGAATCCCGCTGGGCTTCCCCCCGTACGGTTTCCGAAGTACGAAGCGTACATATATATCTGTGAGTTATCCAGCACAACCGCCGCGGTGTCCGGATACTTATATCCCCCGCGTCCCTTGGTGCTGCCTTTAGGCAGAAACTTCACCGTTCCCGTCGCTACGTTGTCCTGCCAGGTGATATTGCCACGTGCGCAAACCATGGTAGGCGCTAATACATCAGCGTCTTCCGGTTGAGGAAGCAGACCACCCGGGTTGAAAAACGGGTTGATCGCCGGGAACGTTATTTGCGGAAAGTCCACGTACTCGCGGACTATCTTTGCAAGGTTAGCGGCGCTTAAGTTTATGCCGCCGTCCTTCACAAGGCTGAAATCCGGTAACGTCGATATAGGCTTGCTCACGTCAGCCCACTTATCCGTACTCTCGATCAAATTAATAGTGTACTCCGTTTCAGTCGCTGATACCTTCGCATAAAACTGTGTAGGCTCGTCGGACACATAAGCGTAATACTTGAACGGTATAGACGATACGCGCACCTCGGCTACGTAATACTCACAGTTAAGCAAGCCTTTGTTCAGCCCTATGAACGTCCGGTCATTGTCGGGCGTTCTCGGCACTTTTATCGTAGCACTGAACGCTACACTATCCCCGGTCATAGTAACCGGGGAAATGTTGTTTAATGTGATCTTGACCGTTGCGTTATCTAAACCGTCTATGTCGTAACCGTTAACTCTTAATGATACTATTTTCATCTTATCCCTCCTGTGTGATTAAACAAATTGCGATCTCGTGCGTAGTCGTGTTCTCTAGTCTCAACTGCCCGCTGCGTTTTGCCCCCGTGTTGTTCGGCTGGTCGAAACCTACGCCTATTACACTCGAGCCAGAACTGCCAGCCGTAGGTGCAACAAATACCCAATTCGGCGCGCTACTCACAATCCAGCTATTGCTAGAAACACAAGTAACCGGTGCAGAATCCGCTCCGGCTTTAGGCCCCGTCACCTTTGTAGGCGTTACACTGATTGAAGTTGGCACGCCTCCCTGATTAACTGTAACTACCGCTATTTCCCCGGTTACATCATTGCGAAACGTTATTGTTCCGATTCTCGCGTCGTTACTCGTGTTGTCTGCGATCGTTAACGTTACGGCGGTTGTTCCGTTTGCACCTGCAAATAAGTTCGGTGTGATCCATGAATCCCTTTGAAAAATAAGCCATGCGCCAACCGAAATTACATTAATGGAAACAGGTAAATTAACGTACCCCGCTGCGATCGTCGGGGTGTCAACCGATATGTTACCCGAAACCCCGGCCTGCATAACGGTTATATTGTACGTAGCGGACCCCGCCTTGCTCTTCAATACGATGTTACCCGATCTAGCCCCGCCCGTATTTGGGGCTATTGTGCCGTATATGTATTGTGTCCCCGCCTTGCCTATCCGTGTGTATATACTGTTGTCAGACACGCCAATTTGGGCGGCTGTTGCTTCGCTAGGCGCGATGGGGGAACTAGGGACTTTAGAAAGACGTATGCTAACGAACGCCACCGTTCCGGAAGATGTGTAAACCCTAGTGCTAACATTTGCATCCGTTGCAATGGTTTGTGCGCTAATTACTTTTAAATCAGAGCCGTACGAAAAAATAGCCATAGAGTATCCAGGAATAAATGACCGTACCAGCATTTGCATCCCGTATATAGGTATTAAATTTTTAAGCCTAATATAAACAGATGAATCAAATTTTGAATCCTCGTATGGAGTGCCCACAGAACCCGACAAGCTCCCTTGCTCGAAATCAGCCGCGGTCAACGTTATCATATCACCGAAGGAGAACCAAACCGGTTTGCTCTGCACCTCCCATGCCGCGTTACTGTATATGCTGTTAGTAAGTCCTTCCGCATAGCTTGCACCGATCGTCCACGGGTTGCGCTGCGCGCTAAACGCGATCGACGGTGTAGACGGTTGATCCGGTGAAAGCGGAAACATGTAGTTATCTTGTAGCTCCGTTGTTCTGAACCGTACTTGTTGGCGATACGTCTTGGTACTGTTTGACCAGCGCGCGCCTGTGTCTCCTGAAACTTCCGCCCTAAAGCGTTTAGACTGGTATTGGTTTATACCTGGTATGTTCAACTCGAACACTACGTTTGAAGAAACTAGCAACTCTTGATACACGTTATACCACTCTTCGCCGTACTCTAGATTAATGGTGATCTCCGCTTGTTCCGTCACGCCTCCACGTCCCCGGATCGGTGTGAACTTGTTAGACCAAAAGTAGTCCTTGAACGCCGCCCAAAACCATTGGCCATTGCGCATGTTCCATCTAGCGCGCAAAGCGCATTGCAGGCTCTCATCATAAACAGCGTCGGACATTAGGCGATCTTCGTAGTTAATCACTTGATCCAGTCCAGACCCCCAAACATTCTTAATCGTCAACTTCTTGATATACGTAATATCAATAGTGTTCCCCAGCACGTAGGTAGTGGGAAAGATCGCCGAACCAGGCGCACCCGACACAGGTTCAATTTGAACAGATAACGCGTCAGACGGGTGTATAACATGGGGGAAGAATATGTCTAGTGTATGCCCCGGTATACGCGGTTTCGGCGGTTGGGGAAGAGCGGCATCTACTCCTAGAGTGTCCCAGTATGTAAGATCGCAATGGAATACGGGTATGATGATCCTAGTCGCTATATCAGTACTCCAGAACAATAGTTCTTGCTGCATAAACCAAGGCGTACCCTCTGATACGTTACGGTCCGCGCGCTTAAGCAAAGGGGCGGCAAAGGATAGGTCTAAGTCCATCCCGTACTGCTGATAGGGCAAAGTTACGGTTTTAACCGCCGATCCGCTGTTCCTCACAGTAATATTCACAGGCTCGTTTGTGCCCGTTGTCACCTTCACCATTAGCGGGCGTGTAGCCCACAAGGGTAATTGCCCGTCATAGGTTTGCCCGTCGGTTAGTGTTACATCTGCTATCGGTATATATATGTTCATTATTTAATATTTAAAGTGTCAATAATAGCGTATCTAATTATAGTTACTATCTCATTTTGTAACTTCAAGACCCTAGCAGGGTTGAGAACGTCCGACACCACGCCGCCGGGGTTGTGGCTGTTTGGTACCTTGATCCCTTCTTCACCGATAGCCTTCGCGATCGGATAAGCCGCGCTTAACGGTATGTTCGCGCCTTGCTTGTTCTTGTCCTCGATCCATTTACGTATGATCCACAATGGCGGACGTTTTCCCGCTATCCTTCCGCCTTCCATCGCACCCACATAGCGCGGCGCTGTGATACGGGCGTTATTGCCGCTTACAACCAACTTTAGCTCTTTGGCAAAGTTACCGGATGCCATCAGCCCTTTAGCCTTGTACGAGGCTTCTATATCGTCCCGTAGCTTGGTTAGTAGTACCTCTATTTCCAACATCGCGTTACGTGCCATTATTCAGATAGATTAAGAGTTATCTCCCAGCCCGATTTGGGACTGTCATATATGTTTTGGCGCTTGACAACCGCCGCGCCTTCCGACTCATAGAGGCAAACCGCCTTCTTCGCTATGTCCGTTATGACTGTAAACGTCCGATCTAGTACGTCGATCTCGGACATGTCGTCGCGCTCGTAGTGCGAAGTCCCCAGCACCTGTATAAGCACTGTGATCGAGAACGCCTCGGCGGCGTAGTCGTTATAGTCCTGCCTTCCTCCGGGCACATCAACAAAGATAAAATCACCCGTTATATCGTTTGCCAGTCGATTACGTGTGGCTTCATCTCCAAAGAATACGGGAAGCGCGTGTTGCGCCCCCCATGTTCCAACCTGATCTAGTATTCCTTTAAAGGTCATATTTTGATTTTACGTTATTATCATATTCCGGCTCGTTTACATCTGTAATGGTCCGTTTGCCTACCCACGTTTTTACTACGTTACCCTTGTAATTACCGGCTAGTGTAATAGCCCCGATAACGGTTGTGTCCGCCTCGATACTAGCGTTATCCTTCATTACAAGAGCGCCGCGGCTAGCTGACGTTATCTGCCCGGTTGCCGTAATTTTGGAATTGCCCGACATAACCACACCCGAACGTGTATTAGCTTTTCCTTCTATAACGGCGTTGTTCCCCATGATGAACGAAAGACTCATAATTGGTACAGTCGACGACCCGATAAACTTGGCATTGCCCTCCATGTGAACAAGTGCACACGCCCCGGTTAATGCTGTTGGCGCGAATACCGCGTTGTCCTTCATGTGCACCGTTCCGGTAGCGTCAAGGGCCGCCCAAACCGCCGGGTTGTAATACACTACGGAATTATCCCCGAAGTAGCCTGTTCCGGTAACGCCAGCATTAACGAGTGTAGCGTTATCCTCTACTCTGATATTGCCCTTCATGTTAACCGCTGTTGCGCCGGTGTTCATGATCTTACAACCGTTGTACACCGTTACGGTTACGCCTGCAAGGTCTGCGGGTGTAAGCCCGCCCCCTGATTCACGGTTGAATTGAATCATCGCATAAGGATGTTGCAATAAGGCAGCCTCTATTGTGCTTGTCCCGGTTTTCCACTGTGAATTTTGGGTGAACTTAAGATTTGCATCTAATATAACGTACATGTATCGCACACCGGCGGGGACATTTTCAACCTTAAGCCCGTTTGCGCCATTGATCCGTAACGGCACGTTCATGACGGTATTCGTTAACTGCTCCGATACAATGGTGGGTGGCGTGGTTGTAGTGTTAAAACCTCCTCGAACCGCACGCGGCTGAACGTTCAGAACCTGCGCCAATGGATGGCTACGTACTTTGTTACCGAATACGTTCGTACCCGCGAAGTCAAACAGACCACTAAAATACGCATCTTTGTAAATGGTTGTGCCATAAGCGCCTGCTGCGTTTGCCATGTTTAGAGACTTGACACTATCGTATGCTTCAATCAATGGACCCATAGCACCCGTTGCGGAAACCTGTCTGTACATTCCTTCTACCTCCGAGCTTACGAGAGGACGACCAGATACTATTTTACCCAAATCAGTTTGAGCCTTCGCAAAATCAATGTTCTTGTAAGTGTTGGCTATCTGCACGTGATGGTAGAATATACCGTTCGGAACGTTACAACCTTGGAAGATAAATGGCATGTTAGCCGTTTGGGCTGTTGCCAGTCCCGGAAAGATTGTAGGCGATACAGCGAAGTTATCACAGTCGGTAACTTGAATAATAGACCGCGCCGCTACGTTCCAGTTGTTAGTAACCCGCCCTGTAAACGTCAAGTTATTAACATTGCTATAAATCCCTACGCCCTGTGAATCGCCCGACGTCGCGTCAATGGTTACATTACACCCTATAAATTCGGAAATAAGACGGATCGTCCGATTAGCCGTCGCGTGCCCGTTTATAGCTACTTTGGAGTTTCTAATCACGCTATCCGGGTAGGCTGCTCCGGGTGCGATTGAATACAAACCGCCCGAACGAATGGAAACAGTACCCGTGCTAGTTACCGGGTTTATCTCAAGGCGTGAATCAGCCACTACCAGCTTTGTATCGTACAACGCCGTAAACGTGATTTGTGCGGCCGCCGCGTCTGCCGGCGTTATCGCTGATGCCGGGTCTTTCATTACGCGTATAACAAAATATTGGCATGCCCCAATAGTAAGGGTAACGCCCTCCCCCGTATTAGCTGATGCCGTAGCGAATTGGGAAACCCCATCCCTGTCAAGTCTGAAAGCCTGGATATTGTACCCTGCCACATCGCATTTCAAAATCATAGGGACACCGCCCGCAAATATAGGGCTTTTAGTCCTTATGCTGTTTGGGCTGCTTGTTTTCGTGTCCTCCCAATTAACGCCAGCGGCGTAATTAAATCCGCCTTGTTCGAAATCGCCCTCCGACAATGTCATCCCGTCTACCGCCCCGGCGCCTACGGTGAAATTCACCTTAGAGCCAACTACGACGCTAGACCCTAGAATGTCTACGTTAGCCGATCCGTTTGCGTCGATAGCTGCTTCGGCTACGTCTACTATCGAATCCCCGCCGATGCGTGCGCCGGGAAAACCGAAGTTGCCCCTGAACAGCCAGCAAAGCCCGTCCTGCGATAATGTCTTCTCGTCGTACACGATGCCGCCCACGTCGCCAATATTGACGTAACGGCCGCCTACCGCCCACGAACGAAGGGCACGTACTCTCTTGTTGCCCCCTACTGTGATAATCTCATACTTTTTTAAACCCATAACGTTATGATTTATAATGTTTCTTCATCTCTGCCTTTTGTTTCTCGTTCTCTTCGTGCCGCTTCGATAGTGCTAGCATAGCGTCCAGGTAGTTGATCCGCTTCGCGTCCTCGAACGAACAAGCGAATAACTCCGCCGTAGCCTGCACAAGCGTTAACACGTTCTTTGCCTCCTTGATCGGATCGTCTTCCGGCGTGCTCCCTGCGTCAAATGGAAATAGACGTTTCTCTAGTCCGTCCGCCGTTTCGATCTGCTCCTTAATGTACTTCGTCGCACAAAGCAAATGATAGACATTGTCCGGCGCATACTCGGCTGGCTTGTGCTCGATAGGCGTACACCACTTCGTAACCTTTTCCGTTGCCGTCTCGCTCCTTCTCGCCTCGATAACCTGCCATAGTGTTACGTCCTCGATGCGCGGTATACGGTACACGAGCTTCCTGTCTTTTATAATAAAAGGGTCGGCCTTAGCGTACTCTGCCACCGCGTTAAGTGTCGCTGCTTGGTCAGAAGTTAGGCCGCCCTTGTAATTCGGATGCAAGTTACAAATATATTCTAATTGTTTGCCGTTGTAATACCCACAAATTTTCCACCACAAGCGACGGAATATGTTTTTAATCTTTCCCCGCCAGTTGGTTTGCTCATTCAGGATCAACCACTCCACGCCATAAAACGCTGTTTTACTCATATTCAATCAGTTCTAGTTCTTCGTAATAATACCACTCCTCAACGTTCGATCCGTCCCATTGCACGACCACGCCTAACACGTCGGCCTCTGTAACCGTCCCGGTGTTCCCGGCGTAATCGTATTTAATGCGTACTCGATCGTCTACTCTCATGCTGCAAATCTAATCATTATTTGCGTATCTCGGGCGGTATTTACGTATAAGATAGTCAACGCCGTAGCGCACCGCATCCAATGCGTGGTTGTAAGCGTCTACCGGCTCGTTGGTGTAAGTGTCGGTTAGGTTGTCCTTGACGTAGGTATAATTGTCTGCCTCATCCAGTACGTTAGTGCTACGCTTCGTTACGAACAGGTTGAACTGCTTCACCTGCTGTATGCCCGCACGGATAGAGCCTTTCCCCTTGATGCACGGGATCGTGTTACAGCCTAGGCCGCGTAACTCTATAATAGACTTCTGTTCTGCGTTGTCGCATACCGTAATGGTACGGTCCAGTCTTTCCGCCTTAAGCCGCTCGGCGATCGTTCGGTTTAACATTTTCGTCTCGTAGCACACTTCATCTATATACAGGTTCATGCCCCGCATGTAGATTTTGACGATAGCGGTCGGGTCGTTCTGAAAGCCGAAATCAAGCCCCGTAACGAACTTAACGTCCTCGCCCGTTAAATCCTCCGGGAGATTGTCGATCGTCTCAATTTGGGGATATACGAGGCCTTCTAGCCCACCAGTCAGTCCTTCACCGTAGACGCGCCACCAATTAGCGTCTTTGGCGTTTCGTTCGATCGCCTCTACTTGTTGCTTGGATAAGTACGGGTTGTCCTTATAGGTCGAGTGGATCGTTACGTACTTGTCGCCTGTGAAGTCCGTCTCGCCCCAGAAGCGCCGCACCGGGTTGAAGTCAATGATAACCTTGATCGTGGTACGCACGTCCAACTGCCTGAATATCTCGCGGGGCACGCGTTGCGCCTCGTTGATGAAAAGAATGTCACGCGCCGGGCCGTGTACCTTTGACGCGTTGTCGCACCCGAAGAACTCGATGCAGACCCCTGGCTTCACCGTGTAGATCAGATCAGACTTGTTGAGGGCGTTGTCGTCCCACACCCCTTCGTCCAGCAACATATTCTGAAAGTCACGGAACATACCGCGCTTCACGGCTGGGAGCGTGTCGGTAACGCATGAGATCATAAGAGGCTCGGTGCTTTCGTTAGCAACCAAATAGAGGAGCTGTAACACACTCCACGTCTTAGATGAACGCGTACCGCCCTTGCTTGCTATACCTCTTATATAGGGGTCGCAAAACGGTCCTATCATCTTATTGAATACATAGGTACAATTCATTACTTATCCTCCTCTTTATGATCCTTCTTGAAGTTCTTAATTGAACTAACCTTCGCACGCACTTTCGGATCGGTCACGTTCACAGTCAAGCCGCCCTTGATGGCTTCGCCGTTGGACGTGTAGTCCATTTGCGTTTTAATGCCCCGTAGCGCACGAACGTAGTTGGCGTCAAACTGTCCCACCGTCGCACCTTGATCGAGGTCCTGCGCGATGGCTTCGCGTATCCTATCAATCACCGCTATGAAATCCGCACATATCGTTAGATCGAACTCCTTGAGGTTCTCGGCGTATGTAGCGCGGCGGTTGTGCAAATAGTTGACGTTAGCCCCCAGGAACATGCAGAACTCTCCCTCCGATTGAAGGTGCTTCTTTGGCACTTCATAGAGCGTCCCAGCCATGTTTCCGGACTTGACGGCCTCCTGTGTTATAACGGGCGTAGCTTCGCACCAAGCCGAGTAAATCGCGTAGGCTTCCCAAAGTTCTTGAGGCTCCTGCCATATCGGTGTCATACCGTAATGCGCCGTAGCGACCTGGTAACACTTGGTGTAATTGAACGAATCTGCCAAATAGCGGGTCGTCGCGTATGTGGGAGCCAATTGGAAGTGGGCGTAATCCGGCCTAACCTTTTCGACTTTTGGCAGCTGTACCGCTTCCTTCGTTTCTATAATTTCTTTCTTCTTTGTAGCCATATAATTTTTATTTACAACTCTACAAAAATACGCTTTTTCCGCCCAAATCGCCATCTTTCCACCTACCAAAAACATCTTTCCGCCCCAAAACCCCGATGAACAGGGCGTTTCAGCCCAAGTGTCAAAGATGGAAAGATGGAAAGACGTTTTCCTATTAGATTAAAAATAAAAAATATCATAATTTTATTATTATTTTTATACAATAGTATATTTATGTTAACTATATTATTACTTTCTATTCTCCCCTCCACTAGTATCTATCTTTCCATCTTTGACAAATACACTATATTACAGTATAAAGTACTATAAATAAGCAAGTTAGGTGTCAAAGATACAAATTTTAATCATTGACATCAAAAACTTGAAAAGTGCGTTCTGCGTCTTGTGGAGCTGATCGGGTGTCAATGATGAAATTGGGTTGTCAAAGATGTTTTCACTACTTTTTTGTCAAAAACAAGCTTTTTAGTCAAAATACCGTTAAAATCAAGCTTTTTTCTTTTAAAGTTTTCTCTCACAAAGTTTTTTGAGAAGTGCATCAAAAGCGTGTTAACGGTTTTAACACAAAAAGGGGTTAACGTTTTTATACATTAACCCCTCAATCCTTATATAACCAACCCGTATAAAACCTCCCAGTCGTCTAAAATTTCTTTACATTTCCATTTCTCCGCCCTTTCTATGTTTTCCCATCTCAAGGTACGGTGGTTCAACTTGTCTAGCGTCCTGCTACCGTCGCAATACATATTAACCCTGTACAGCATTGAAACCTCTATGCCATATTTGTTCGTCTCGGTGTCTTTGCTCGTGTAGATCGGCCGCTCTATATCGTCATTCTCATAAGGCCCCACGCGCTTCTTGTCCTTGTCACGGTACAGCATATTCTCTACTGTTGGTATGCGTTCTGGATCGGTCCGGGTGTTCCTGTAGTCCCGTACTTTACTAGCCGCATATATTATGTCACGGATCGCCTCGCAGAATATCTCGGCGTTTACGGCGTGAAACGGTTTGCCCTTCACTTTGGCGTACTTCACACCGTTCGCCTCAAACCAGTTGAAGATGAAAAACGCGTGGAGATTATAAACTCGTGCCATATCTTCGATAAGCAACACTTTTCTCTGTTTTTTCTTAATATATGGTGTCGGCATACTATAAATTATTTAAGATACATACTAAAATACAACCAAGCGCGATCCCCGCCACTATCGCCAGGACCATTTGTCCCAGCCATTTCATAAATTCCTTCATCATAGCTTCAATGCTTCTTTAAGTTCACCGATCAAACGCAACGCCTCAATTCTCGATAAGTCCACCCGGCGTTGCGGCTCGCTCTTCCGGTAAATCGTGATCGTCGTAATCTCTTTAGCCGTACGCGGCACACGCTCGGCGTAAACCTCCACTTTATCGGGCGCGACCTTTGTAATACGTTCGTACTGCGGTTTACCCTCTTTCCCTAGGGCTGTCTTAAAACGGCCCGTTGCTTTCTGCATTTCTTCTATTTCTCTCATTTCGAATAAATAATTCATATTTTCCATAACTGTTTAAATTAAACTAATTAATAACCTTATTAAATAATTCAGCCCTACCACCACCATAACGCCGTGTCCGATCGCCCCGCCAACCGCGGTTAGAAGGAAATCTACAAAGTCGGCCTTCCCGCCGTATAAGTGATCCTTTACTTCCATCCCTAGCCCTACGCCCGTAGTGAACGGAGCGCCACATACCGCGCCTAGCGGGATCGCGAATAGGAAATGCTTCCAGCGGTTCGACGCTTTCCACCAATCGGCTATCTTCTCGTACCATTTCAAACCTACCACCTCGACGGCTAACTTGCTGGAGAACGGCACGAACTCACCCTCGGTGTCCTTAATTGCGAAGTACTCGGTCTTTCCGTCTAGCGGTCTATATGCGTTCACCATAATGCCATGTACGGGCAATTCGCCTAAATACTCGAAGCGTTTATCACTCCCGCCATCACTCATTAATACTATGTCACCTTTCTTGTAATTTGTTGTTTTCATACCTTCTTAAATATTATGTTACTACTGTCTATTACATCTACACATACCCAACCTCTAGGACATTCGCACGGCTCGCCGCGCTTGTTGAACACGCACCCGGCGCATAGCCCGCCTTTCGCCTGTAACTCGGCTACGTATGTTACGCCTTCGTGTTCGGCCTGTTGGCCGGGTTCGAAAAATATAAGCTTAACTTTTTTCATACTCTATATTTTTTAATTAGTTCCTTAACCATATTCATTAAGCCGTTCTGCGTGTCCGCTTTCCCGGTCAACGCTCCAATAACCCTTTCGTCAATTGTACCCCTCGTAATGATGTGGTGTACAAACACGCTGTTCTTTTGTCCCTGTCTCCATAACCGCGCGTTGAACTGCTGGTATAACTCCAAGCTCCAAGTAGTACCGTACCATATTATACGGTTGCCACCCTTCTGCATATTCAGACCGTGCCCCGCGCTAGCCGGGTGTGTCACTAGGACGGGTATTTGTCCTTCGTTCCACCTGCGTACGCTATCCACGCCTTCAAGGGCTTCCGCTCCGAAACTCTTTAGAGCTTCCAGTATCCGGTGCTTCTCGTGCTGGAAGTTGTAAGCCACCAGCACGGGCGACCCGTTCGCGGCTTCCACCATCTCTACTAGCGTCTCTAGCTTCTCGTTGTGGACCTCGTGCACCCGCCGATCGGCATCGTAGATCGCACCGCCCGCAAACTGCAGGAGCTTGTTCGATAGGGCGGCGGCGCTTAGTGCTGTGATTTCTTCTTCCTGCATAAGCTCCAGCACTTGATCCTCTTCAAACTTATCGTACTGCTTCTTCACCTTCGGCGATAACTCCACGTAGTTGTTGAGGTATGTAAGTTCCGGCATATCCAGGAAGTCTAGGGCTTTCATTGATAGAGTTATGTCGGCTATCTTTTCGCCTAATACCGCCTCGGTTGTTGCAAGTGGTTTGTACTCGTAAACGATCCCGCCGTTTTGTGCTCCGGGTCTAAAGTAGTTAGCCCGGTAATCGGTTATCGTCTTTCCTAACCGTTGCCCCCCATCGACTAAATACATTTGTGCCCATAGGTCTATTAGTCCGTTTGGCGCGGGCGTTCCCGTCAGACCAACCACCCGGCTAACGCTACGCCGGATAATCTTCGCGGCCTTAAAGCGTTTTGATTGGTGATTCTTGAAAGAGGATAGTTCGTCTAGTACTAACATGTCGTACGGTACTTTAGACCCGCCCCACATTTGCAGAAGCCATACGAGATTGTCACGGCTCACTGTGTAAACGTCTGCGTCTGCTCGTGCGGCGATCTCGCGTTGTTTGGCGGTGCCTTTAATGACTGACAAACGAAGGTGGCGGATATGCGCCCAGTTCTCGATCTCATCGCCCCACGTCATTTCGGCGACGCGCTTTGGCGCTACTATCAGAACCTTAGTAACTTCGAACTCGTTTATTAGATCGGCTACGGCTGTTAGCGTGCTCACTGTCTTTCCCAGTCCCATATCAAGGAATAGAGCCGCGTCGGGGTGATCCTTGATGTGCTGGACGGCGGTACGCTGATAGCCGTGTAAATTACTCCTCTGTAACATTGTTAGCCATTAATTTAAATATCACGTTCTTCTCCTCATCTCCCACTACCGAAACACATTGAAATTCAGGGATATTAGCCGCGGTGCATCGTGGTGTATTCAAGTCCCAACCAACGGTATAAAATATGCAGCCTTTGCACGCTACGTTCTCGTCTACTTCCACCGCGGCGTATGTACGTCCGTCTACTCTTATCGTTTTCATAACCTTATAAATTTTCCTTCTAGTTCATTACATTCTAATATATCTGCGTCCTCTTCACCGTACGCGATTAACACGCTACCACATCCGGGTGTCCCAGCTTCTGTACCGTCAGGCCTTAGAAACTTAATTCTACCTTTCAAGAACTTAACGGCGGATGCTTTGTCGAACACTTCCGTGTGAAATAGTTCCGTGTCAGTCCTCGAGAATATTAAAGCCGTTCCCCGGTTGTGCTCTGTCATCCGGCGCATAAAATGGTTTATCAGCGGGCGGGAATACGGCGGGTTAAGCCATACGCGCCCCTCCCATTTTTGCGCTAGTCCGTCGTCGAATTCATTATACATCACTTTGGCGGTTTTGAATAGCGGTACGCTCGGTGCGCACGGATCTAAATCAAATTTTCCTAAACTGTCTATAATGAATTTGGGCGTGTACCACTCATCAGAGTATGAGCTAGATTTTTTGAATCCCTCATTCATAGCCCTAAATCCTTTTTGTACAACATATCGAAAATATCGTCCAGCGTGTACCGCTCCGGGAAACACTTAAGGACCTCGGCGATTACGTCCAGCATATCAGGGAACTTTGATTTGATCCCTAGCAGGTCCTTCAGGGATTCCGCCCGGTTAGCGTTAAACACTTCTTCCTTGTAAACCTCTGCCACTGTGTCGGCTCCCTCGAATACCACGCCCTCGCCTTTATGAAGTTCCCGGCGGCTGTACTCCCTGCGTAGTATGTTATCCGGTACTTCTGATATTAAATATTGTTGCAGGTTCTCTGGTAACTGCTTGATAGCGTCCCCAATCGCATAGCCCTCGGCGGGCGTTCCGTTCGCCATCTTCGTAACCACATCGCAAAATAGATTGATGCGGTCTGCCTTTAGTTTCTTGTTGAAGTCTACCATTATTCGATCCCTCCCTCTATTATAATCAGTTCGTCAATCCTAACCGCTATCGCTTTATACCCTTGCCAGTTAACCGCGGCAAATGGTGCGTTGCATGATACCTCTACAGTTCCGTCAGCATTGTCAGCTAGAAACCAACAAGAAAAAATATCCCCGTTACGCTCTACGGCCAGCTCCGAGTTAGGTATGATCGTCAGCAGTTCATCGCTTAGATCGTTCTCCGTGAAGTTACGGCCAAAACGTTTGCTACGTTCTGTCATTGCAAGGTGATAACCATTGTTGTATAAGAACGCGTTTAGTTCCTTGACGGTGCCTACGCTCTTTGACTCCCGGCGGCCTGCGTTCCGTACCTGTGATAACTTTATGCGCCCGTTAGGTAATTTAGATACTTCCAGGATCTCGCCGCTATTGCTTTTATATACTTCCATGATGATCTTATTTGTTTAGGGATTCATTAATTGCTTCTGCCATCTTCTTAAGTTCGTTACGTGAGATGTTAACGGTGAACTGGTTGCCCGGGCTGAATATCTGCCACACACCTGCCATCTTCGGGAAACGTGCGGTATGTCCCGCCGGGTTGTTGAGATAAACAATCTCGTTGCTACTTGACGGTTTGTACTCGGCCAGGCTTAAGAGCGTCTTAACTGCCTTGTCCGCGTCTCCTAGGTCTATATCCATTTCCCATGAACTGGTCCCGGCCAGTTGTCCGGTGATCTGATAGGTTACCGCGTCGCCCTTCGTGACTTCCACGATCTTACATGTTCCCAGGCGGAAAGACTTAAGCGTTTTTAAACTGCCTGTTGCGGTTGATACTTGTGCCATGGCACTAACTGATAATAAAACTACTGCTAAAATACTGATTAACTTTTTCATGATTTCTAATTTTTAATTGGTTTATTTCCTTTTGACATTTCAAAGATACGGGTTCTTTTCATACTACCAAAATATAGGGTAAACTCTTAACTTTGATTTGCATTAAACGCTCCTAATTAACGCCCGTTAACATAAAAGTCTATTAATTCCTTCAAATCGTTGTACTCGTCAGAGTTCGACACTACGCGTACATTGAAGTCTAGCGCGGCGATCCGATCCAAAATAACGCGCTGTATCGGTCTAGGTTTGCAGCCCGTAGACTTGAATTCAACAAAGATAACCGTCCCGCCCGGTAACAAGTACATCCGATCCGGCAAACCATTAATAAATTGGGATAGCAGTTTAACTGCCATCCCTCCTTTACTCTCGACGTACTTAGACATAGTACGCTCGAATACCTTTTCGCTAGTTTCCGTTGCCTTCATCCGTTGGTACGTTAATATGCAGGCTCGCGCCATTTGTCACTTTGCACGCTTTGCGTAGTGCTACGTAATTCTTTCGGGCCGTGGTTGCTTCCGTCCATGTCAGAAGGGCGCACCCTTCTATATCGCTCCATTGGTCGGCCTCCTTGTCATACGCTTGCAGCTTATACATACCGCAAAAATACCCTACATTCTTATCCGGTGTTATCCGTGTCGAGCCATCACGAGACTTTAGTTTTTTCTTGTTACTCATTGCTGTATTCTTTTAATAAAATTTCCGCCGCTTCCTCGGCTGTTATTAATTTAAATCCATTCTCTAAAGGAAGTACACATCTTTCCCCAGCAGGGTGTTTGATAACTGAATACAATAGTCTAATCGCCGTAACTTTTTCCTCTTCTATGTCTACCGATTCGACTATATAGAGGGAAATCCCGCTCTTCAAATATGATCCGCGTACAATGTTGCCGTACTTCTCTCGAAACGTTTCTCTCTGTTCCGCTATGGCTTCCTCGCGCTTCTTGTTCTTCCACTCTTCCTTTTGCCGGGCTAGTTCCCTTATCGCCGATTCCGGGCTAATCGCGGTGAGTTCCGTCCCGTCACATAAATAGAACATACCCCGCTTTACTCCCGATAGCATCCGTACCGTAAATTCAAATTTATAAGTGCTCCGGTTGGTTATCATTCCCAGGGTTTCCACCCCTTCGAAATTGAAAACTACATAGCCATTAACCGCAATAGGGTTTTTTAATTCTTCTAGTCCTCTGGAAATTATCCCGGCCTCCGTCACCGAGCACCTACGGTCCAAAAAATCTGGCGTTCCGTGGCCCCCGAACATTTGGCGCATCACGTGTTTATAATCCTCCAGGCTGCTCCAGCAGTCAGGCCTGAAGGGACTTTCCCAAAACACTACAATAAAGTTCTTATCTGATCTTACACTCCACGCGTTCGTATTCTGAACCATCCATTCGAAAATAACGTCCTGCTGGTTACGCGTGAGACGCAAACCGTCTTCTCCCAGCACCAACAAAATAAGGTTAGGGGAAACTTTTCCCTCTTTTAAGTCCCGTGTAATTTTGGCCTTTAAGCCTTGTTCAATACTTTCCATACGATAAAATTTTATAAGTTTAATTGGATAATACGCGGCGATCGCGATAAGCGCCACCGCTAATATAATATATAATATCATTCTTTTGTTACATAGGTTAGATTAACCCGCTTAACCGTAAATCCCGCTAGGGTCCGACACTCGGCGATATACCGCCGTTCCGATTCTATGTCTGATACGACATACACACCTAAACTATCTTGGACTTCTGCATAGTCCTGTACTATAACGCCGTCCGTCGTTATAATCAATGCTCTTAATATCTGTACCATATCATTAAATATTAGTTGTTGGCTCGCAGCACAACAAAATGAATAATACAAATAGGATCGCCCAAAACGTGTAAACTACAAATTGTTTCATAACTAAAATATTTTAAAGGTTGATATTGCGTGATTAAAATCTGATTCGCTAGCACTCCGCACTGTGTGCATATCAGGGGTAAAACCCTTCGCCCATATAGCGGCACGTATTTCTTTAGCTTCCTCAAGGGAAAAGGGTTTTCAACGCCTTAACTAGTTTCTGCATTTTCATTGAACTACGTTCGATTTGTTTCTTTGTAGGCTCCCCGAAGAACCCTTTCTTGTTCCAGAAGCGGCGGCGTGCCGCCATTTCTTTATCATCTAAGATGCCTTGATTACTTTTCATAACTGTAATACTTTAATTGGTTTATTTCCTTTTGACGTTTCAAAGATACGACTTAATCCTGAACTACCAAAACTTTTCTCAAAAAACTTTAGTATATTAACAAAAATAAAGTCTCGCGTATCACTACGAAAGACTTTTTAACTGAAAAACCACCCTAAAAGTATTAACCTTAAAAATTAGAAAAGAAAGTATTGTTTTAATTTGATGTTACAAAGATAGCAATTTTCTGCTTTCCTCGCTACCTTTACGGATATAAACTACTTGTCGGCCGTACAATTTAGTTCTATTTAACTTTCCTTTAAACCAGCCCTTCATTTGCCGTATCGCTGTTGCCAGTTCGCGCCCCTTCGCACTTGTATAATCTTCTTTCCGGCGTCCCAGTGCATCGACCCAAAGCTCCATTAAACAGAACTCGTTTTTAACGGTGTCTCCGATCTCATCCAATGATCCCGCTAGGAAATCGGCTCGTTGTTGTTCGGTGCGGTCTTCATAGTCAGCTGGGAAAAACTTATCTACGTAGTTTTCTATAATACCTACTAGCGGGCTTTCTTCTGTAAATTCCTCGCGTCCCTCGTTTGCAATCGCTTCAGCTTCATCGGATAAAATAAGGCTTTCACCTAACATGTACAGCTCCATAGCCTCGGCCCAAAGTTGGTCTACTACGTCCTCGAATGACTTCTCAAACAACTTGTGCGTGTTTTTGTTGGCGCGTACCTCGATCGGAAAGAAACGGCGGTTTCCGGTCTTGTCCTTCAAAAATTCATCATCGTTTGTAGACCCGAAAAATACACATTGTCGGCGGTGCGTTTTTACCCGGCGGGCGTATGCGCTACGATACGTATCTTCACGTTTGCTTATGAAGTTCTTAGTAGCCTCCACGTCCGAACGGCGAAGGGCCGACAACTCGGCTAGCTCCACTATCCAAGCATGCTGTATCGCTTCGTACGCTTTTTGGCCGGACACGTCCGTTAATGAGTCGTTGAACCAACCTTTAGACAACGCTTGTATAAGCGTGGACTTTCCCGCGCCCTGTCCTGAATACATAACCAGCGCTGTATCAAATTTGCGGCCTGGCTCATAAACTCTAGTAACGGCGGCAACCAGCATTTTGCGGAACGCCTCGGAAACGTATATGCTAGGCTCTGCCCCCATGTATTCAACCAAGAAATTATCAATACGTTTCACGCCGTCCCACCTTTGCGCCTCTAGATACTTCTTGATAGGGTGGAAAGCATTTTCACTGCAGACCTTTTCCAGCGCATCGTTTAATTTGCTGTCATTATAAATACCGTGCAAATCTTCTATGCGTCCACGGACAATCGCTACGGCGGTATCGTCCAGCATATCACCCTTCTTGATGTCCTTCGAGAAGAACGGCGTACGGGTGTACACGATCGTATCAAGAAACAAGTCGTATGCTAAAAGATCATTTAACAGCGGATCACATTTGAAGGCGTTAACGAAGTTGCGAACGGTACACAATTTATCACCTTTGCGATCCAAGTCCCAAACAAGTTCGGCGGCGGTCTGCGCGTCGCTCTTAACCTCGTCCGTGTAATCCTCGAAGTCGGCTAGATCATCGTCCACGGCTACCATATCTTTAACGCATTCTTTATCCGCGCAAATTAGCTTGTTCATCTCGCGGGTGCTATCTTCTTTACCTAGGTGTCCGAACTTGTGCACACGTACCAAATCGTAGGCATTGTATGCGTGTCCGTCTCCGATCGGGTCGGTTGAGTGGTGAGAAAAACAAAGCACGTCATCATACACTACCAGCCCAGCAGCGCCCGATCCAAGGACGTACGTATAACGACCGTTTTCCGCTTCTGTGTAAACGTCTGGAAGGTACTTGTCTATTGCTGCCTGTATCGTGTACGAGCGGCAAAACGCGCCTACCAAACCTTCTTTATCGCGGGGGTCTTTCGCCATCTCTTTACTAATAATAGAACGGGTATCACGTTCTACTTCTGAATGGAACGCCCATTTGCGCACGTCGCGCCATTCTTCATTGTCTCCGTACAAACCTATTAGATACTCCGCGCTGATCGGTTCACCTTCGAATACTTCGAATAGTCCGGTTTGGTCTTTGGAAAGCGACTGCCAGTACATCATACGTTCGGGCTGGAAGGTTGTTTTATCAAATAAATCAATGCCTAACAACTCGGCTACTTTACGCGCCGCGGCTTCGTACATAGTCACGTCTGTAACCTCTTCCTTAAACGGCATTATAAGACGGTAACGGCGTGATCCGGGGCGGTCTGAACGCGTTGTATATATAGCTGCTGCCACACCCGGAAAACGATCCGCAAAATCGAACGGGAAAAGATCATCTCCGAAGTCTACATCTAGCGTAATCATCGAACGGGACATAACGGCCTTCTTAAGGCGTTGCGCGCCAGACAACTCGCCAGCCATGAATCCGCCCACGTCCTTCAAAGACGATTTGGCGGGCTTGTCTAATTTATCGTACTCGCGTACCGTTTCATTGGTAATAACGGGAGTTCCTAAACGTTTTACAAAATCGTCCCATGTGAGGCGCACCGCCTTCCATTTCAGAGACGCCGAAGAACCTGCAAGCGATAAGGTGTATTTTTCCATATTAATTAATCTTTCTTATAATAATTACTAGTAAATCCTTCTGCCTTCAACGGAATGCCGAAAGCGTCCGCCCATTTTGGTGTGGCTGCCATAGCTTCGCAAATCTCATTTAGTGATACGGTTGGCTCGCCAAAATCATCTAAAGGCGTTTCGTTTACTGTCTCGTCATGGATATGTCCCACGATCTTAACAGCCGGATAGCGTTTTACGATTTCTTGCATACCATATGCCAATAGGTCGCGGCTGATAGCCTGCGTGATATTCTCGGCTAGCTTTCCGCCGTATGTGTCCAGGTCTGCCCATTTTCCTGTAAGGTCCTGACCCTTGTATGTTATAACCTCCCTGTCTCGTCCGTTCACGCTTTTCGTAGCGATCCGGCAAAACGGGTAAAACAAACGACGGCCCGAAGGTAATAAAATTGCTAGAGAATTGTTTTCTTTAAACCATTGAAATGTACAAACGTGTACGCCGTACCGGATAACCTCCACGTCTTTCTTGTTACGAATACAGAGTTTCGCCCGGCTGTCTAGGGCTTCCCAAAACTCAACTATGCGCGGAGAAGCGGCGCGCCATCTCAATATAATATCCTTGTACAATGCCGGATCAATCGCCTTTTTGTCGTCCATCGCAGCCATGGCACCCACCCAACCAGCATAACCTAATGCAAGCTCGGTCACTTTCCCTTGTTGGCGGTAATGGGTGCCTTTTCCGCATTGATCCTCCGGCAAATTAAATGTCATACTTGCAGACACTACATATATATCTTTCCCGTTGCGGAACGCTTCAATACGCCAATCTTCACGGCAAAGACAGGCCAATACGCGGGCCTCAATAGCCGAATAGTCGGCAACGTGGAATACCGTTCCCTTTGGAGCTACAAACGTTGTACGGATCAGTTGTGAAAGCGTGTCGGGTACATTTCCCCAGAACAATTCGAAGTCCTGCAAACACATGTGTTTAACGTTATCACGCGCGCCGTCTAAATCGTGTATGTAGTTACGCGGCAAATTCTGCATTTGAACAAGTCTACCCGCCCATCTGCCAGTACGACCCGCTCCATAGAAACGGTACAAACCGTGTACGCGTCCGTCAAAGCACACGCAATTGCGCATCGCGGTATATTTGGCGTTGCTAGTCTTGTTTATGATCTTCCGGGCGTTTAGTACTTCGTCTACCCGCTCGTTGTCGCACCCCTGCATAATCTCCTCTATGTCCTCTTTGCGGAATGAATCGAAAGACTTTCCGGTTTGGATCATTACAAAGTCCTTTAGTTGCATTGTGGACTTTAAAGAAGATATGCCGTACTTAGTTTTAATCCGGTTCTTCAGCTCCTCGCAAAATTCCTCGTTCAGAGCGTCCGCCCGTTCCGCTAGTTCCATATCCACGGCTATGCCGTTGTCATTAATGTCCTGATCCAGTCTATAAAGGTCTATTTCCGACTGCGGGAAATCACAATAGGCCAGGCGCTTCAGGGCTTCGCGCTCCGAAAGAATGTCGTAACGTAGGTAATCCTTAAATTCCTCCCACTTTTCCGGATAATCTTTTGGCAAGTTCCGGTACCCTTCCGGTTTCGCTCTAGTCGGCTTCTGTGGTTGGCAGAAGAATTTTATAAGGGCTAGACCCGTGCCCTTTTTCCCTTCTTTCAAGTCCAGTGCTTTAGATAGGTTTCCCAAGCTTTCGGGGAATCCGGCGTATAATGCCATAGTTGCGGTACACAGGAAACGCTCCGCGGGAATGTCTACCTTATACTCTTTCAAACATAACCGTTCAAATTGGGCATTGTGCGCCACAATCGTATATTGGGGCGACAAGATGAGACGGGCGAAAGCTGCAAATTTTATGATCGATCCGGGCTGCGTCATATCAATAATATTAACGTCTCCGTCTCCGATTGCGTACCCGATAAGAAGTATTTCGGAGTCGGGCGATTGCGTATATCGGTACGCGCCGCCGCTCTTAATATCCTCACCGGAAAATGTTTCAAAATCTATATAAATTGGTTTCATGTTTTTAGGGGTTTTTAAAGTTAAAAGCCGCACCGCTTCTACTCGGCACGGCTTTTGGAAAATCATTTTACACCTGTTTTAACGAGATTGATTAATAATTAATTTAATTGTTTATACTTGAAATAATTGTTTTAGTTGAAATCCGCCAGACCGTCGTTTTCATCGCTCAAATCTTCGAAGTCGTTTACGCTTGATCCGCCGTCCAGTCTATCATCGTCGGTTACCTTCTGTATTCCGTTCAATCCGGCGGTTATACCGCGGTTGTCGCTACTCATGTTGTAACCGTAGATTGAGATGGAAGCCACGCCCCAAGATCCGGAATACATATCTTCCTTTACCGTGATCGGGCGTTTGCTCTTATCAATAACGATCGGTTGCCCATGTTCCTCTTTGCGCTTCGCTGTGATGTAGTAACAACCTTCATACCCGGCTTGTCCTTCTTTCTCTGGCGCATCACCATCCCGTAACGGGCTTTTGTAATTTTCCGGTACGCGTCCTTTGAATTTGGGGTCTCTTGAAAAATAATCCTGCGCTTCTGCCTTAACTGCGTCATTGATTTGCTTAATCAAAGCCGTATCAGTTTTGGGGATCAACAAAGTTACACTGTAATGATATTCACCTACGCCTTGATACTGTTCTGCCTCGAAAACTCTTACATAAGAGAAACGTACGTTTTTTAAGATCAATTTTCTACTCATAATTTTTAAGATTTTAATTTGTTTCACGGTTCAAAGATATTGCTTTATTTTAAACTTCAAACCGTTTATACATTCTTTAATTGTTTTTTAACTTCTGTTAGCCTTCGATGTCAAAGTCGCATAGTGGGCTATACTCCACACCCTTAGCGGATTCCGGCACTAGCTTTGGCGCGCCAGGTCGTGATTCAATCGCGTCTCCAAACCTTGCGCTAAATACCTTTTTGCCTAACAACTTCTCGAGATCTCCGATACCTTTTAGCTTGATGTTTAGTACTTCATCCTCTAGGAACTCATTTAAGAGTGCTTGACGTATCTTTGCTTCGTCCTTGATAACTCGGCTTGATCGCCCGGCTACTAGCTTGTAGCCCTCCCATTTATACCCCTGTATCGCTCTATCGTAAACGTACTTATTCACTGATTCGATCCAGCTCTTATACGTGTCGATCTTACCGATTAGGTCTACTATTTCCTCGTCAGACAATAACAGCGGTTCGGGCTTTTCGTCGAAGTCTGCAAGTATCGCGTCACGTTGCGCCCTGCATTGGGCTTTAACCGGGCAAAATCCGCACCAACTTCCAATAACTTGTTTCCCTTTGCCCTGTATTGCTGCTTTTGCGGCTGGTTTCAGGACTTTCTCCGCCCAGTCGAGTAACTCACCCTTTGACATCTCAAACGTGTCGTAATGGTCTAATCTGACTTGTGCTATCGTCATTCGAATATTGGTTATGTCCTTTGACGCTGCTGCTGCCTTCAAAGCCCCCAAAGCGTATAACATCATTTGTTCGTTATGATCTGCAAACACCTTAACGCCGGCACCGTACTTCAAGTCTATAATGTGTATCGTGTGGCTTGATTCAAGTGTTACGTCTACCGATCCGAAAGAATCCGGCGCGTAATCGGTGATATCCACCTTTCTTTCCAAAAACACTTTAGTCGGCCAGTCTACTTTGTCCGTCTCGTAGACTTCTGCTATAACATACTCGCAATAATCGCGAATGTAATTCGCCATGTCAATACTAAACAGCGGGTTTTTAAGGTGTTCGTCTTTCAACGGTATTGCATCGTCTATGATCGGATCGTATATACCTTCTAGGTATTGGGTCAAAGCATATTCGGCTATTTCGTGGGCTAGTGTGCCCTCTTCAGCGTAAACGCTTGTCTTGCTGCCTGCTTCTTCTGCTAGTAGCGCCGATGGAGTACAATGTATCCATCGTTTCGCACTACTCGGCGATAAAATCGCATGATCTCTCTCTGAATGTTTCATTATAAACGGCTTGAAATGTATGCAACAAAATCATTAAACATCTCTTCCTTCAGGGTCGGGAAACTAGACGCGCCTACGCTTTCAAAAGCTTCCTGTACAATTGGGCGTTTCTTTGCGTTTAGTGCCTTCATAGCCCAGGACTTACAATCGTCAATAGTATAAGACGCTGCGTCACATTTAGGCTCTTCTGCTGGTGCTGGCTCTTCTGCTGGTGCTGGCTCTTCTGCTGGTGCAGGCTCTTCAACCTTTGCAGGCTCTTCTACTGGTGCTGGCTCTTCTACTGGTGCTGGCTCTTCTGCTGGTGCTGGCTCTTCTGCTGGTGCTGGCT